GTCTAAATTGTCTAAACAAAATTTAATCGTTGCAGTTCCTTTCGAATCCGAACAAGGCCCACATTTTGGTAACTCTTATGAAATACACTTACAGCCAGACCTAACATTAGAAAATTTTTTCGATAGGTTTGACGGATTTTATCCATTCTGTTTACGTTTTGATTATGGTGTTTTTATTAGGGATAATTCAAGTGTCATTCATATAGAAACCGAACAATCCCCATTACCAACTAATTTCATGAATTTTTTAAAATCAAAATTTCAAAACTTTAAAATAGAAGACATTAATTCAGAAAAAAAAACATTAAAAGATAATAACGTTACAATAGTAACCGCATTGTGGAATATGGGTAGGGGTGAAATATCTCATTCTTTTAGAAGAGGATATGATGATTACTTACAAAAATTTAGTGAATTGTTAAAAACTGAGGTCAATATGTATATTTTTATTGACCCATCTGATGAAGAATTCATTTGGAAATATAGGGATAAGTCAAATACCATATTAAATTTTATGAGTTTAGATGAGTTAAAAGTATGGTTTAATTTTACAGAAAAAACAAATGAAATTAGAGTAAAAGACTCTTGGTTGAGCCAGTCAGGTTGGTTGAGGGATTCTCCGCAGGCTACTTTAGATTGTTACAATCCTGTTGTTATGAGTAAAATGTTTATGTTAAATAATGTTACTATATGGAATCCTTTTAATAACGAATATTTCTTTTGGATTGATGCAGGAATCACAAATACCGTTCATTATGGTTACTTTACTCACGATGAGGTTTTCGATAATTTACCTGAATTTATTGAAACAAATAACGATTTTGTATTTTTAACATATCCATATATCGGGGGTGAAGAGATTCATGGGTTCGAAAGAAACTCTATCGCAAATTATTGTAACACAGATTATGTCAAGTATGTTTGTAGAGGTGGTTTCTTTGGAGGAAAAAAAGAAAGAATTAATGAGATTAATGGTTTATATTATTCGTATCTTCAAAGTTCTTTGTCTAATAATTTTATGGGTACGGAAGAAAGTGTATTTACCATAATTATGCATAATCATTCGGATTTGATATCACAATTCGGTTTGGAATCGGACGGGTTAGTTTGGCCCTTTTTTGAAGATTTAAAAAATAAAAAATTTTCAGACAGAATTTTAAATAAAAAAAACTTAGATAAGGTTATATTAAACTCATCTAACTCAGCTTTATATGTTATAACATTCAATAGTCCTAATCAGTTTGAAACACTAATTCAATCTATGAAAGAGTACGATGAGAATTTTTTAGTAAAACCTAAGAAGTTTTTATTAGATAATTCAAGTGATTTATCTACAACTCCAAGATACCAACAATTGTGTGAGGAACATGGATTTGAACACATTAAAAAGGATAATTTGGGTATTTGTGGTGGAAGACAGTGGATTGCCGAACATTTTGATAAAACGGGTTTGGACTTTATGTTCTTTTTTGAAGACGACATGTTTTTCTATCCAAGAAAAGGTGAAGTTTGTAAAAATGGTTTTTCTCGTTATGCCAATAACTTCTATGATTCTGTTTTGGAAATTACAAAAAAATACAATTACGATTATCTTAAATTTAATTATACAGAATTTTTTGGTGATAATGGAACTCAGTGGGCGTGGTATAATGTCCCACAAGATTTCAGAGAATCTTATTGGCCTGAAAAACCGTCACTACCTGTTTCAGGGTTAGACCCAAATGCTCCGAGAACCAAGTTTCAACATATCAGAGTTCACAATGGTATACCTTTCATAGATGGTGAAGTATATTTCTGTAATTGGCCTCAAGTAATTACTAAACACGGTAATAAAAAGATTTTTTTAACCACGACTTGGGCCCACCCATACGAACAAACATGGATGAGTTATGTTTTCCAAGAGACAATAAAGGGTGAAGTTAACATGGCAATGCTTCTTATGTCCCCAACCGAACACAATAGATTTGAACATTATGAGGCAGGACTAAGAAAAGAAAGCTAATATAATTTATATTCGTTTGTTTGGATATTTATTTGTATGGAATTTTTCATCAAAAGTGGGGCAAACTTACCTTTATTAAAATTATATCTAATAAGAGATGGTAGAAGTGATTTTCAATTGGTTGATAACAATTTGAACTCCACTTCTATTTTTTTTTCTACATATGACGTAAATACAGGTTTAATTAAGATTGCGCAACAACCTTGTACCATAACAACAGAATTAGATGAAGATGGTATAACACTAAATTATGTTGTGGAATATAAATTTACTACAAGACAAACAAGTCAATCAGGAAGATACAAGGGTGAGTTTGTAATTCAAGACTCAACAGGTTCTGCAATACTTCCACTACGTCAAGAACTTTTTGTAAACATAACTGAATCAATAACTGAAGTCGGTTTTTGTTGTAAGTAATTTTGACTATCGAACAATATTTTCTATATTTATAAATGAATGAGTAAGGGGAATTTCACAACGTCGTGAAAGCTAATAATCCACTCGAAATTTATATATGATAGACAGTCAAGTAATTGAATCGTTCCTCCATGGAAACGACCCAGAAGAATTTATTGTTGCACTCGAATATGATTATGCCTCAGAGTGTATTTACAAAATTAAAGAAATCCCCAACAAAGGTAAAGAAATTAGAAAAGACACATTCATCCCATTTGCATGGGTGGGTGATTTGCGTGGAATGAGGTTTTATAATGATTCCAAAGCCGCTCAGAAAGAAGCTATGTCTAAGTATGGTATTACCATCGACAAACTCGAAACAGGAGGAAATGAAAGAATGAAAAATGGTTTGACCTTTATGGTTAAATCGTTAAAAGGATATAGAGCACTAACAAACTTCTTCCGTGATGGAGGAATTGACCCATATGGTGAAAAGGGTAAAGAAAAAATACTTATTCTCCCACCCATCGAACAATATTTAATTCAAAAAGAGAAAAGACTTTTCAAAGGTTTTGAAGATTACAACCAAGTGACAAGACTTGTATTTGACTTGGAAACCACATCTTTGGAACCAAAAGATGGTAGAATTTTCATGATTGGAATTAAAACCAATAAAGGATATCATAGAGTAATTGAGTGTATTGATGAATCACAAGAGAGGGGTGCGATTACAGAATTTTTTAAAGTTATAGACGAGATAAAACCAAGTATTATTGGTGGTTATAACTCCGCGAACTTCGACTGGCATTGGATTTTCGAAAGATGTAAGATTTTGGGTCTTGACGCAAAAAAGATTTGTAAATCATTAAATCCGGGTAATTCTTTTACGAGAAAAGAAAGTATGTTAAAGCTTGCAAATGAGGTTGAGGAATATACACAAACTTCAATTTGGGGGTATAATGTTATTGATATTATCCACGCAGTTCGTAGAGCTCAGGCGATAAACTCGAGTATCAAATCCGCAGGACTTAAATACATTACAAAGTATATTAACGCCGAGGCCAAAGACCGTGTTTACATCGAACATACCGATATTGGAAAAATGTATACTCAGAAAGAGGAGTATTGGTTGAATGTTCAGAATGGTAATTATAAAAAAGCGGGTGAGTATAAAGATTTGGATATTAAATTTCCTGAGGTTTATAAAAAAATTACAGGTGATAAACTCGTTGAGATGTACCTTGATGATGATTTGGATGAGACACTTAAAGTAGACCAAGAGTTCAACCAAGGTTCTTTCTTACTTGCTGCTATGATTCCAACAACTTATGAGAGGGTTTCAACTATGGGAACCGCAACTTTATGGAAAATGCTTATGCTTGCTTGGAGTTATAAGAACGGACTTGCAATTCCCGAAAAACAAAAGAAAACTGACTTCGTAGGTGGACTTTCAAGATTGTTAAAGGTAGGTTATTCAAAGAATGTTTTGAAACTTGACTTTAGTTCTCTTTATCCTTCAATACAACTTGTTCACGATGTATTTCCCGAATGTGATATTACAGGTGCGATGAAAGGAATGTTAAAATATTTCCGTGACACCCGTATCAAATACAAAGAACTTGCAGAAAAGTTTTATGAAACAGACAGAAAGAAATCAGAATCTTATGGTAATAAGCAGTTACCAATTAAGATATTTATAAATTCAATGTTTGGTGCGTTATCCGCTCCACAGGTATTTGCTTGGGGTGATATGTATATGGGTGAACAGATTACCTGTACGGGTAGACAATATCTTCGTCAAATGATTAAATTTTTCATGTCGAAAGGTTATGTACCACTTGTGATGGATACGGATGGTGTGAACTTCTCAAGTCCTGAAGGTGTGGATGATAGAGTTTATATTGGTAGAGGCCTTAATTGGAAAGTTAAAGAAGGTAAGGAATATAGAGGTCCTGAAGCAGATGTCGCGGAGTACAACGACATCTTCATGAGAAAAGAAATGGCACTCGATACTGATGGTGTTTGGCCTTCTTGTATTAACTTAGCCCGTAAGAACTACGCGGTTATGGATGCCAAAGGTAAAATCAAACTGACAGGAAACACAATTAAATCAAAAAAACTCCCACTTTATATTGAGGACTTTTTGGATGTTGCAGTAAAACTTCTTCTTGAAGGTAAAGGAAAAGAATTTGTTGAATACTATTACGAATACTTACAAAAGATTTTTGATAAACAAATACCCCTTATGAAAATCGCACAGAGAGCCAAGGTGAAACTAACTATGGAGGATTACAGAAAAAGGGCGACACAGAAAACAAAAGCGGGTGGTGCTATGTCTATGATGGCACATATGGAACTTGCAATTCAAAATAAACTGAATGTTAATCTTGGTGATGTTATATATTATGTTAATAACGGAACAAAGGCATCAAATGGCGACGTTCAAAAAGTAGGTAAATTAAAGAAAGGATGGAGTAAAGAAGTTCTTGATTATCTTACCGCAAACAATCAACCAGTACCCGATGATAGTATTGAATCAATAGTAAAAATAAATTGTTACATGTTGGAGCAAAGTGTTATCGAATCAAACCCAACTATGACAGGTGAATATAATGTTCCAAGAGCGGTGACAACATTTAACAAAAGAATTGAACCACTCCTAATTTGTTTCAATAAAGAAGTTAGAGAAGGATTACTTGTCGATGACCCTAAAGATAGAGGTATATTTACAACCGCACAATGCGAGTTAATAAATGGGGTACCTTTCGAAGAGGGAGACCAAGATAAACTAAACGAGGATGTTTTGGAAATTACACCACAAGAACTTGAATATTGGGGGAAAAGAGGATTACATCCTGACTATATGTATGAATTGGCGGAAGAAGGATGGAATGAAAAGATTATGACATTTTAAGTCCGTCGGAACTTAAAATATACCAACTATTTTCAACAAACCTAAACTCAATACACGCACCTTTATCGGCAACAATTTCATCGTACTCTTCATCAATTTTACCGATAGATGGTTTAATCGTAACGTGAGTCAGACATTTTATAACAGTATGTTCTGTTGTTGTGGAATCCAAAATAAGTGTTGAATCTTGTACTCCTTTTAGGATGATACAAGATTCTCCCGTTGTTGAATATTCTTTCTCGGTTACTATTGATGTTTCAGAAACATTAACAATAAAACCGTTAATTCTTTTTTGTGTTGGAATTGACTTTATGATTGGCATAATTAAAACATAAATGACAAATAATTCAAGTAAATTAAATTACGTAAATTTGTCTTGGCATTGCTCTAAACTTAAGTTGTTTATTCAAGTTCTCCGCAATGATTGCCTCTTTTTCCATTTGTTTTTCAGGTCTCAATCTTTCTAACCTTAATTTTAATTCTTCTTCTAATTTTGTTTTCTCGTCTTTACCTTCAGTTAATAAACTCTGATAGTCTAGTAAGATTTCTGAATCGGGTGTTTTTAAGTTACCACTATATTTTCCTCTAACTCTTCCGAGGGTTTCTTTTACATATGCGGTAAACCATCTTCTGACCCATTGTTTAGCAGGCTCATTCAAGTCTTCCCAACTGATTGCTTCTAAAGGAACATCCGATGGTAAACGTATGATATCGGGGTTCAATTTCAAACATTTATCTCTATCTCTACCATCAACATCATAATACCAATACCAAACTTTCGTACCTGAATATGAACTATAATTAGCCCAATTAAATCTACCACCAGGTGTATTCATCAAATGTATAAGTTTTTTTCCATCTGGTAACGCGGTTACTCTGTATGTTAGGTCACCACCAAGAATCCTGTTTAGGAGATTTGCCGATTGAGACCTCACTAAATAATCAAAACCTGACATCATAAAGAAAGAACCTTGGTATCCAAACTGTGCGTAACCCGCTTGACTTGCACCTAAACCAATACCATCATAACCAAAACCCCATAAACCATATGGACCAAATGCTCCGTACGGTTGATTACTGAACCATAATAATTCGTTTATTTCTCTACCGGCAGGTATTTCATATGTTTGTTGACCTCTAACAAGGTCAAAATAATCTTTTTTCAAAGGCCATGGACCAACTTGTTGAAGACCAACTATTTTTGAGTAAGCGTATTGAAATTGTTTTTCGAAATCGAATGTACGAGTCATTAGAGCGTTTGAAACTGACTTTTGGCTCATATCAAGATTTACTAAGTTAGTCCAATTGGTTTCAATTAACCAATCTTGAATGTATTGTTCGTAATCTTGAATTGATAGTTCCATCAAAGAATCCATCATTTCATCTTCAATTTCAACACTTCTAATTGGTGCTCCAAGTAGGTGTTTGATTCGAGTATATATTCTCGACCTTTCTGGTTCGGCTATTACTGACATATAAATAAATATTTCATAAATGAAATAATTTTATTTACTTTTCAAATTATATATTTTTTCTAATATTTCTTCTGCTGTATCTGCAGAATTAAAACTATCACCCATCACAGTCGCAATTACTTGTTTCTTGGAGTTGATTATATCGTATATCGCAGCTTCAATTGTGTTTTCAAAGATTGGATAATAAACTAACACATTATTTTTTTGTCCGAATCTGTAAGCTCTATCTTCGGCTTGTGCGTGGTCTGAAGGTAAAAAAGATAAGTCATTCATTATAACCGCCTCTGCAGACGTTAAAGTAATACCAACACCAGCGGCTTTTATATTACCCACAAAAACTTTTATTTTTTCATTTTCTTGGAATTGGTCTACACTAAATTGTCTCTGTTCTTTTGACATAGAACCATCTACTTTAACCGCGGTCTTTCCGAAATGCTCCACAATTTTATTTAGTGAATCCGTAAAATTACAAAATATAATAACTTTTTTATCTTGTTCTACGATATTTTCCGCGAGTTCGATTGTTTGAGATATTTTTTCATCGGCAATAATTTGTCTAACTTTTGTGAGTTTTGAAAACTGAACTGTTAGTGATTTCGATTCTTCAGGGTTTTTTTCATACCAATCGTAATACTCACCCATAACATCTTCGTACAATTTAGATTTTAACCTTAGATAGATAGGTGTAATAATTTTGTCGGGTAAATCCAAAACATTTTCTTTCAATCTCCTAAGTATGGTTCCTGATGTTCTATCTCGTAGTTCTTCCAAATTACTCGCACCCATTACATTCCAAACTTTTCTTGGCCCCACTTTGAATTGGTATCCCGCACAGTATCTAATAACATACGCCATCCAATTTTTCGCAACAGGTGAGTCTGCCAAGCTTAATAGGTTGTAATAATCTATTGGTCTTGAAGTCATGGGGGTACCTGTCAATAACCACAATCTATCAATATCTTTTACAAAAGAGTTTATTAACTTTGTTCTTTGGGCTTGAGCGTTTTTTATATAATGTGCTTCATCAATTATTACTAAGTCAAATCCCGATTTAAGAATTTGTGAAGATTCTTCGTCCTTTGTGTCATGGAAGTTTTTAATGATATCGTAATTTATAATTACAAAGTCGTGTTCTGTTGAAAAATTTTTACTTTCTGCAATAAAAATACTTTTGTCTGAATAGTTCTCAATTTCTCTCTTCCAATTTATTTTCAAAGTTGCAGGACATATAATTAAAACTTTTTTTGAGCCTGACTCGAGAGCTGCAATTATTGTAGATGTTGTTTTTCCCAAACCCATATCGTCCGCCAAAATAAACTTTTTGTTTTCAACCAACTTTTGGATTGCTTCTTTTTGGTGGGATAGTGGGGGTCTATGGGAATATTTTGTATAATCTATAATAACATCTTTAACTGTGTTATCTTTTATAATCGCGGCTTTTGGTAACCAAAAATCTCTTAATTCTTCCGTTTCGAACATTTTACCCCAAATATGATAAGCCTTATCTTTTTCAGATAATAATTTTTCAACCCATACTTTTGTGGGGGTTGTGGCATAGAAGTTATCGTCTGCGAGTTTTTGTGCAAAGTATGAATCTAATAAAACCCATTTTCTCGCAACCTTGGGTGTTTTACTTTCATTTTGTATAATATACTCAGCCTGACTCCTTGTTGGATAAAACTTTTTATTTAATTGTGATTTTCTTTTTAACCCCAATATATAATTGTTGTATCCGTTATAGGATTCAAGTATTGTAATTGCCTTAGATTCTAAACTACTTTCCATTCAGTAAATAATATAATTATAATAATCTTTCGTATATTTATCAATATGCAAAAGTTAGTTCCAATAACAAGGTTAGGTAGATTCTTCGGTGGTGAAGATTACAATTTAGATATTGGTATGGGACAAGAATGGTTAGAAGGTGATATGAACTTCACCGTTATACTTTATCGTGTTGATAAATATAAGACAAAAACCGACGATGTATATGGTGAAACTGTTACAGACGGTGTTAAGTTTTTACCTCCGATTGAGCTAAAAGGTTATGTTCGTATCGCAGCACCAACCGACGCTAAACTTGGTACTTCAAAGTTAGTTCAAGAAGAACCAGGAAACTTGACCTTTTCTGTTTATCAAAAGTATCTTGATGACTTAGAAATTGATATTCAGTATGGTGATTACTTGGGTTATTATGAAAGTGAAAAAAGGGTAAGATATTATAATGTGGTTAATGATGGGAGGGTCGTTTCAGATAACAAACATACATATGGTGGTTATAAACCTTTTTATAGAACAATTGTTGCAACTTTTGTAAATGAAAATGAATTTAACGGAATATGATTTATATAATAAGTGAAAATCAAAAAAATTTTTTAATGGACTCTTTGATAGGTCAGCGAGTAATGGTTTACTATAACTTACATAAACACACCTTTTCGGTTCAGAAAAATGGGATTGTGGTTATGCACGCTGACTTCGTTAAGTTAGAGGATGTCGAATTTAGAGTTAGACAAGGTGGTAAGGAAAAAGTGAGAAAAGAAAAATCAAAAAACGTTCACGCATTTGTGATTGGAAACTTGGTTGATTTTTGCCAATACCCTTGTGATGAAATACCTGAAGAACCAACAGGAAATGTTGTTACTTATAACCCATACAAGTATGATACTTTTGTTTATAGAGATTCAGAAGAACCAATTATAAACGCAAAAGAGGTTGATTTGATTAACTCAAGAAATAAATTATTTGTAATTACTGAAGTTAAAAACTAATGGCATATCCAAAACAAATAAAAAAAACCTTAAAGTTAGTACCTGATAAAGAGTTGTCCGACAGGAGAAAAGAGTTATCGGAGTATATTACAAAAAACGGAACTTACTTACCTAAATCTGTTTTACATGCCGATTTGGATAGAGGTATGTTAGATTTTGTTAAAGAAGACCTAAAAATATTTAGTGAAGGTAATGTAGTTCCCATGGTTGATATACTTTTAACAACGCAAAACTGGACTCAGTACTTAGAAACTTGGACGTTCTCAGATAGTGATTTCAACCCTATACCCCCTTTTATAACAGTTGTTAGACAACCCGAAGTTAAATACGGAACTAATCCCGCTCTCCAATATACAATACCAAATAGAAAACAATTTTATTTTGCTGCGGTACCAACATGGAATGGTAATCAGAATGGTATGGATATATACACAATTCCTCAACCAGTACCTGTAGATATAAATTATAGTGTGAAGATTGTGTGTTTAAGAATGAGGGAACTTAACCAATTCAATAAAACAGTATTACAAAAGTTTTCTTCAAGACAGGCATACACTTTTATCAAAGGTCAGTACGTACCGATTATAATGAATAATGTGTCGGACGAATCGGTTATGGAAGTGGATAAAAGAAAATATTATATTCAAAACTACGACTTCACAATGCTTGGTTATTTGATTGACGAACAGGAGTTTGAAGTTAAACCGGCAATTTCAAGAGTTCTACAAGTATTCGAAATTGACGAGTCAAGACCAAAAAGAAGACCTAAAAGAGAACCTGAAAATCCATCGTCTTTTGATTTTATTATTGAAATACCTGTGGGTACGACGGATTATTCTAAGACATTAGAATATAGTGTAAACATGAACATAGTAAAAACAGATAATGTTATTACTTATGATGTATTCATAAATGGTGACTTCTATGGTACTGATGTTTCTAGTATACCACTAAGTACAAATGATACTTTAGAATTCACTGTTGTAAAATATGATTTTTTGGAGTCATCAACAATTTCTACAAGGTGTGATTTAATTTAAATCTTCTCCGTATATATCTTTTTTTACACTACACTTTTCCATTATTAGTTGTTCTAATAACCTGTGAATTTTAATACCTGTCTTATTACAGTATTTTTTTAATAACTCGTGTGACTCCTTTGAAATCTTAATATTCTTTATTTCTTTTTTGTTATCACTCATAAAGATAAAAAAGGCAGAAAATTAGGTGCCTGTTTATAAATACTTTATAAAAAGTAAAGTTTTTTCATCTTCGTTGCAATATTTATCTATAAAATAAATCTAATAGAATTAAAATTTTTATGGCAACAACTTCAACAACTCAAAAAGTTTTCGTTTCACCCGGTGTCTATACATCTGAAACGGATTTAACTTTTGTGGCTCAAAGTGTGGGTGTTACTACATTAGGTCTCGTAGGTGAGACTTTACGTGGTCCCGCTTTCGAACCTATTTTTATAACAAATTATGACGAATTTACCGCGATGTTTGGTGGAACAGAACCCACAAAGTTTATCGGTACACAAATTCCAAAATATGAGGCTGCGTATATTGCAAAGGCTTACTTACAACAATCTAATCAACTTTTTGTTACAAGAGTATTAGGTCTTTCAGGTTACGATGCGGGACCTTCTTGGAGTATCACACTTGATGCTAATGTGGATGGAACGACTATTGGTTCTGACAACGCGGCCGGTTCTTCTTGGTCTGCAACTTTTACAGGTACGACAGGAGGAACATTTGGATTTACAAGTAGTTTACCTTCAATAATTTCGAATAGTTTAAATTCTCAATACAGAAGTGCGAACGGTAATAGTTCTACTTATAATTCTGATTTTGCAGCATATATTGGTGAAATTATATTAGATAATACTTTATCTTCAACAACATCAGTAGTTTATGGTGCAATTCCTCTATCAGGTTGGCAGTCAAGTATTTCAGGTAAAACTGATATACAGAATGTTTTTGGTGTTGATAATGTTAATCTAAACTTGAATGATTTAACCGCAGCGGCAAATGATACTTGGTACTACGCAACTTTTGACAACACTACGGGTGATGTTTACTCAGGTTATTCTTTCTTCTACGGAATTGATACTTTGACAGATAACGGTGGTGGTGACTATAGTGGTCAGATAAGTGGATATACTTATAACTTTACGGGAACTGCATTTTCAGATTATAATGATTTGGTAATTTGTACTTTACGTTCAAGAGGTATATCTCAATACAGTACTACAGAACACGGACCTAATTACCAAGTTAGTGCGACTAGTTCTGTGAGTTTAAATACTACGGGTTCATACTCAGATGTTGCAACTAATCCGTTCTCAACATTTGTAATTTCAGGTAATACGATTGATAATTCACAGTTTTCTTTTGAGGTGAGTTTACAATCTTCAGATAGTAAATACATAACCAAGGTCTTAGGAGCGGACAATTTTGGAAAATCAAGAACTCAAGTTCCTTTGTTTGTTGAAGAGCATTACCCAGGTCTTTTGAATTACCTTTATAATAAAGGTTATATCAAGGGTATAAATAGTAATTTGGTTGCTCTCGGTAGTGCTAGAAGTTTGACTTCTAATTCTATAGCGTGGAACTTGGAACAATATACAAGTCCTGCAACACCTTTCTTTGTTTCTGAACTTAGAGGTAATGAGGTGTTCGACCTTTTCCGTTTTATATCAATTTCTGATGGTAGTGCTGCTAATACTCAGGTTAAGGTATCGATTGCGGGAATTTCATTTAATAACCAAACATTCGACGTATTGGTAAGAGATTTCTTCGATACTGATACTAACCCTGTAGTTATCGAGAAATTCACAAATTGTAATATGGATATTAACTCGAATAACTTTGTTGCTAAGAAAATAGGTTCTTCAGATGGTGAATTCCAATTGATTTCTAAATATATAATGGTTGAAATGGCAAGTGAATATCCGGCAAGTGCACTTCCTTGTGGTTTCCGTGGTTATACACAAAGGGTTTATTCAAGTACAAACTTTATTTCCCCATTACCTTTTTATAAGATAAAATACAATACACCAGGTGAAACAATTTATAATCCGCCTTTTGGTAATACGTCAGGTGGTGATAACATAACTTCTTCTAATGGTGATAATGTAAGAAGAACTTATTTAGGTTTTTCAAGTAGATTAGGTGTAGATGATTCATTCCTTCAATATAAAGGAAAACAAAATCCTGTAACTAATTTTGGAACTGCGGTGGAATCTTCAAGTTGGAGTTATCAAACAAGAGGTTTCCATATGGATTCGGGAGCAACTGTAATAACAATTGCAAATTCTTTTGATACTAGTGGTGAAACTGCGTTTGATTGTGGTGTAGCACCTTTTAGTTCTGAACCTACCACACAAGAGAGTCCTTATTACTTCACTTACTCAAGAAAATACACGGCATGTTTTGCGGGTGGTTTCGATGGATGGGATATCTACAGAGAATTTAGAACAAATGAGGATAGATTTAGATTAGGAGGTTCAGGTTACTTGGCGGGTGCATCACCAAGCACAAGATACCCAACCGCATCAGGTAATGGTATGTTTAAACAAATCACAGTAAACCAAAACTCTGTTGATTACGCAAACACAGATTATTACGCATATCTTTTGGGTATTCAAACATTTGCAAATCCTGAAGCAACAAATATTAACATTTTCGCAACAGGTAGCATCAACTTAATTGACTTTAATGGTTTGTCAGAAGAAGCAATTAACATGATTCAGTTTGATAGGGCTGATTCAATTTACATCGCTACTTTACCTGACTTCGACATGTTTACTTCTGATTCTACCGATACCGCTAACAGAATTTTACCTCAAGAAGCGGTTGATATTTTAGAAGAAACTGGTATCGATTCTAACTATACTGCAACTTATTACCCTTGGGTCTTAACAAGAGATACTGTTAATAACACACAAATTTACTTACCGGCAACCGCTGAGGTAGTAAGAAACTTGGCGTTAACTGATAACGTATCGTTCCCTTGGTTTGCATCTGCGGGTTATACAAGAGGTATTGTAAACTCAGTTAAAGCGAGAATCAAATTAACTCAAGAAGATAGAGATACCCTTTACCAAGGTAGAATTAACCCAATTGCAACTTTCTCTGATGTAGGTACAGTAATTTGGGGTAATAAAACTCTTCAGATTGCGGACTCTGCTTTGAATAGATTGAACGTGAGAAGATTGTTGTTACAAGCTCGTAAGTTGATTTCGGCTGTTGCTGTTAGATTACTTTTCGAACAAAACGACCAAATCGTTAGACAACAATTCTTGGATAGTGTGAACCCTATTCTTGATGGAATCAGAAGAGATAGAGGTTTGTACGATTTCCGTGTAACCGTTTCATCTTCTCCTGAAGATTTGGATAGAAACACCCTCACAGGTAAGATTTACCTTAAACCTACAAGAGCGTTAGAGTTTATTAATATAGAATTCTTAATAACTCCAACGGGTGCTTCCTTTGAGAATATCTAAAATATACTTATCTTTGAACCCCCAGTCAAATTAAACTGGGGGTTTTTATTATCTAATATATTTATTATTATGAAAAAATTATTCGAAGGATTCAAAGATATTGACACTCCCGACATGAAATATTACGCATTCGATTGGGATGATAATATAGTTTCCATGCCAACAAAAATTATTTTGAAAAATGAAGAAGGTGAAGAAGTGGAAATGGGTACCGAAGATTTCGCCGAGTATAGAGGTGAGGTAGGAAAAAATCCATTTAAATACAAAGGGGATACTGTTGTGGATTTTGCAAACGACCCATTTAGAAATTTCGGAACAAAAGGAGACAAACAATTTCTAATTGATGCTATGAGGGCTAAAGAGGGTCCTGCATTTGAAGATTTTAGGGAGGCGATAAATAACGGTTCCATTTTCTCAATAATTACCGCTCGTGGTCATTCCCCTAAGACACTTAAAAATGGTGTATTCAATTATATTGCATCAGGATTTGGTGGTATAGATAAAGACCAATTAGTTAAAAACTTAAAAAAATATAGAGACTTTAGTGATATGGAAGACCTTTCTGAAAAGGAACTTATCGAGAGTTATTTAGATTTGTGTAGATTTTACCCTGTTTCTTATAAAAATGAAGTTGGGGCTAAAAATCCCGAACAAGCTAAGGTGATGGCGATGGATGAATTTGTAGGATATGTGAAAGAATTATCTTCTGAACTCAATAAAAAAGCGTACCTGAAAAAACAAATCGGAAATAAGTTCACACCAACAAAACCTTCTATAGGATTTTCTGATGATGATTTAAGAAATGTAGATGTAATGAAAAAGCATTTTGAAAATAAACCAGATAATATAGTTAAAACATATTCAACATCAGGAGGAGTAAAAATAAGAACTAGTTAATAATATTTTTAATAAACTAAAACCGGATTATATATAAGAGATAAAAAATAAAAATTGAAAGTAAATAGAAAAATTTTATTACAATCAGTATATTTATAACTATAAACAAAAACATTAAATAGAATACTATGGCGGATTTATTAATGAAAATGCCGATTCCTTACGAACCGAAAAGACAGAATCGATTTATTTTAAGGTTCCCATCAACTTTGGGAATAAATGAATGGTTTGTGGAATCAACGGCACGTCCACATATCACGATAAATGCAACTGAAATTCCTTTTTTAAATACTTCAACTTATGTTGCAGGTAGATTTAACTGGCAAACTATTCCTGTTGTATTTAGAGACCCAATTGGTCCATCAGCGGCACAGGCACTTATGGAGTGGGTACGTTTACACGCAGAATCTGTTACAGGTCGTATGGGATACGCTGCGGGGTATAAAAAAGATATTGACTTGGAGATGTTAGACCCAACCGGTGTTGTTGTTGAAAAATGGATTATGTACGGAACATTCTTAACAGATGTGAACTTCAATAGTTTGGCATACAATCAAGATGGTCTTGCAACAATTAACGCGACTTTAAGAATGGATAGATGTGTATTGGTTTACTAATATCACAATACTATTGATAATAAAATAATTAAATTTATATTTAACCGTAGAGAAACTATAAACTTTCTACGGTTAATTTTTTTATATGGATAATCAAACAAGAGACTACGGACAACAGAATTTATCATTACCACATGATATTGTACCACTACCATCGGGTGGTGTTTTTTACAAAAATAAAAAACAATCGGTTAAGGTTGGATACCTTACTGCGATGGATGAAAATATTATTATGGCAGGGGGTCTTGACTTTACAACCAATTTATTACGGGCCAAGTTATATGAACCCGACATGAAAGTTGAAGATATGTTAGAGGGAGATATCGAAGCGATTTTACTATTTTTGAGAAACACTGCGTTTGGTCCTTTAATTTCCTTAACGGTAAATGACCCTTTAACAAAAAAAGATTTTACCGCTGATATACCTTTGTCAGAACTGAATATTAAAAAAGGGGAATCACCAAACGAAGATGGTACTTTCACACTAACATTACCTGTTTCACAATCTACAGTAAAAATTAAACCAATTACTTGGGGTGAATCTTTGAATCTAAATAAAGTTCTTGACACATACCCCGCGGGCAGAGTACCACCTAAAGTAACATTAAAACTTCAAAAAATTATTGTTGAAGTAAATGGAGATAAGAGTATGGCAACTATAAGTCAATTTGTAGAGCAAATGCCTATTGCAGATTCAAAACACATTAAAAAGTTTTTGAATGATAACGAACCAAGATTGGATTTGAATAGAGTTGTTATAGCCCCATCAGGAGAAAAACTGACAGTGAATGTCGGTTTTGGGGTCGACTTTTTTCGCCCTTTCTTCTGATTATAGGAAATCACAATTAGACGAATTTTACTATTTGAATACTTTGTTAAAAATTTCTTATAGTGATTTTGAGAGAATGCCGGTTTTTGTTAGGAAATACCTTTTAGATAAATGGTTGGAAGATAATAGAGAGGACTGATTTTTCAGTCCTTTACTATTTATAATAAATAATATTGATTATGCAGGACGCTAATAGTGGTAATTTAGATAATCTTGAAGGTTTTAAAGAACTTATCACACCAAATTTTTTAGACGCTATTGAAAGGTTGACCTCTGCCGCGACAGATTTAAATACGGTATTTGGTCAAAATAGACAAAGAATATCTGAGATGCAAAGGGCTATTTCAGAATCAGAACCTGTTGTTCTTAAATTAGGGGGTACTATAGATGATGCTGGTAAGGCACTTGCAGAAATTTCAGAAGGAACTAGAAGAAATGTTTTAGCAACTTCCGAAGACGTATCAAAACTATTTGCGGCTTCCAAAATTTTGAATACAGAAATAAGTACTTTGGTAGAAAATTTTAATAATGTCGGTGTACAATTTAGTGCGGTGGGGGACCAACTGGAAAAAAGCATTAGTTATATTCAAAGTATTGGTATGAATACAAGTCAAATTATGAGAACGGTAACTAATAATATGGAAAAACTTAACGAATTCAACTTTGCAGGTGGTGTTGAAGGACTTACTAAGATGGCAGCACAGTCTACGTTTTTTAGATTCAATATGAGTGATACATTTAATGTGATGGAAAAAGCGTTGAGTCCCGAAGGAGCAATAGAACTTTCGTCAGCATTCCAAAGAATGGGTATTGCTGCAGGAGATTTGACTGACCCATTCCAACTCATGTATAAATCACTTAATGACCCCGAGGGATTACAAAAAAGTTTGAGTCAGATGACAAAACAATTCAGTTATTTTGATGAGAAAACAAAAACTTTCAAAATTAGTCCTGAAGGTATGTTACAAATGAGGGAGTTGTCAAAACAAACTGGTATCAGTTATGAATCATTATCAAAATCCTCATTAGCGGCAGCAAATTTGGATGGTGTTATGAGACAGATGAAACCTGGATTCAAATTTGAGTCCGAGGAAGACAAACAACTTTTAGCTAATGTCGCGAGGATGACTAAGGAGGGTAAATACCAAATTGAAATGAAGGGGGGTCAAAAAATTGATATTGACCAAGCATCCCCTGAGTTACTAAAACAATTTTTAGATGAACAAAAATCTGCTCCGAAAACATTAGAAGAAATGCAAAGAAATTCATTAGGTATTACTGAAACAATTGCCGGAGATGTGAGTGCTATTAGAGCTAAAATTGAAGGGACCGTAACCGCACCCTCATTAACAGAGTTTAATGAAATGGTTAGGGATTTTATAACTTCTTCAACCGATTTGGTTGAAAAAGAAGTGCCAAAAGGTGGTGCAAGAGATGAATTGGAAAATGTGATTCAACAATCAAAAAAGATTTATGATAGTTTGGCGAAAGGAGATACCGCCGGTGCCGCAAAAACTATTCAGGAACTTGAAGGGAGATTCGAAAAATTATCAGAACAAGGAGGAGAAAAAATGGCTAAATTAGTTGAAAAATTAAAAGATAATTTTGGTGAAGTAAAATCGAAGTACGATATCTTCAGAGAGAAAAGTGGTACTTCAACCATGAAGTCCAAACCAAAGGAAACTACTAAGGTTAGTTTAGAACAAACCGTAAATTCGAATCTGAACGTTAAAGTCGACGCGGGAAATGCAAATACAAAACAAATAGAACAATTTTTGAACACACGCGAATTTAAAGAGGCGGTATTTAATGTAATAAAAAATATGGACTCGAACTCACTAGCAACACTTAGAAAGGCGTTAAAGTTGCAATAAAAATTTAGTTTCATTCTATTTATTATAAAATAATTAAATGGCAAATAGTCCTTTAGATTTCCCATCTACGCAAACCTTCAGAAATAGGTTAATAGTTAGAAACTTGGCACCATATCCCAAATCGCCAAGAAGGACTAATCCGCCTACGACGTATGAGATAATACAGTCAGACTATGCGGTTATAGATAGTCCTGACGCACTTATAGACCAACCAACATTCGCAAACACTTTATACCCACTAAATCAATATGGGGCTGACGGAGGATACGAACAAGTTAGGGACCCCGGAACATTACAAAATACAAACTCAAATGAGGGTGAATATGGGGTACAGGATGCTAACCTACTTCAAACAGGAATAAATGAGGCCCCAAGTTGGAAAAGACTTAATCCGTATGGAGATACTACAAATGTAATAGATTCAGGAGAAGCTTTTGCTAGTTTAGAGGTATTGACATCTACTTTATCGGGACAGTTTAACTCACAACCATACCCTACAACATTTGTTGCATCTTTCTACTCACCAGCTGCGATATTACTATCACCAACACCGAGAGGTTCAAATGGTAGTTTGAGTCAAGATTCCTTCTTGGCAAAGTTGGGTGCGAGAGTTTTAAGAAAAGAATTTCAAGATAGAATCGCGAGAGAAATAAAGAAAAGGACAATCGGAAGGGCGAATATCTTTAATGCAAATAGTGGAACAGATGTACTTGGATTAGTTACGGGTACTATACCTTTAATAGAACCAAACTATCAAATTACTGTACCGTCAAACCCATTAGTTGCTGCGTCTGATTTAGCATTAAGATTAGCAGGAAGTTTACTTCCCATATCACCAATACCTGGTTCTTATTTTGACCCAAGTATAAATCCGGGTCAACCAACCACAAGTCAACAATTACAAAACGCATATAACAATACAATAGGACAAACAGGGGTAGGTCAGTTTTTATCAAGTTTATTAGGTTCACCTAAAGGGGGCTCACAATTATTTTTGAATAACACGGGACCCGGTCAGAAATCAAGATTATTTAAGAACTTGGATTTCAATAGGTTCAAACCTGACTACGATAGAACATTTTTAGATAGATTGGCAGGGGCTGTTGTGGGAGGATTGGCAAACAATAGTGAGTTTTATTTAGGTTCATCGAACTCGGAACCATCAAGGGTGTTATCACCAAGTGGTTCTTTACCTGTTGATGAGTTTGGAAGAGAGGTACAGGCACCCGTACTTGGCCCAAATGAAATTGCACAATTATACGAAGGACCTACAAGTAAAGATATTAAATTAGGTGCTAACGGACCAATATATAGTAATGGTGGAGGAATAGAGGGAGGTTTCACATGGACTTCACCAAAATACAAAGATAATGCGGGTCAATTGGTAGGACCGGGTGGAGACGCAATTAGAGAAGATGAAGACTTTAAAGATTTTTCATATGCACCAACTGAATCTACTAATCTGAGATTCAAACCGGGTTCCATATTAGATGAAACACAAAGACTGATAAACAGTCAACCTGAAGGTGCTAAAAGGTACCAACATGTTGGAAACGCAATAGACCAAGTGAGTAAGATATTTCACGATGGTTATAAGGAGATGACCAAGGGCTCAAAAGTTTTATCATATATTGGAGATATCGGACAAGAAAAAGGTGCTGAGTATTGTAGAGTATTCACAAAAGACGTTCCTTATTTACAATATAACGATTTACAGAAAACAGACGGAATGACAACAGAAGGTAGAAAATTCAACTATTCTGTTTTAGATAAGACATATAATTTGAATATGTACCCAAATAAAAGGGAAGGAGGGCAAGATTCCACAAATCTTGTTACAGGTAATGATGGTGTATACGCTAAAAAATACATGTTCTCATTAGAGAACTTGGCGTGGAGAACATCAAACAAACCGGGATATACTGTATCAGATTTACCTGTTTGTGAAAGAGGACCAAACGGGGGTAGGGTTATGTGGTTCCCACCTTATGATTTGAAGTTTACAGAAAGCTCAAGTGCGAACTGGAAAGCTACAGATTTCATAGGAAGACCCGAACCTGTATACACATACAACAATACAAGTAGGTCAGGTACTTTATCATGGAAAATAGTTGTGGACCATCCATCAGTTTTGAATGTAATTGTAAATAAAGTTTTAGCGAATGAGAATAATAAAGTAAGGGTTGACTCAATATTAGAATCATTCTTTGCTGGCTGTAGAAAATATGATTTATACGATTTGGCAAAAAAATATTATACGGTTAATCCAAATGATATATTAGAAATACAAAAAGAACTTCAAACAAGGGAAGTTCCTGTTGAAAGAATAAAATATATAAAACAACAGACAACAACTAATATAGAAGGGGTTAAGGAAGAAAGGAAACCTGGTATCCCTGATTCGATACCAAAACTAGATGGATACGTGGGTATCGGAGGGTATTTTGAAAATGACTACCCAAAACCTGATAACAATAAACAAAACTTCAAACAATTATATCCTGCATATGTAAGTAGTGAAAACCAAAAAAAATATAAAGATAAAAACCCTGACACAGAAGATTTCTTTTCAACGGTCGTCACACCAAACTATAATAAGTTAGATGAATTAGCAATACAAATTGGACAGTTATTAACAAAATATCCTGGAGACCAAAATACAATTTCTTTAACGGTTGATGGTAATGCATCTGCACCTGCGAAAATAGATTATAATATTAAATTATCTGAAAGAAGGATTAATTCAGTTATACAATTTTTTAAAGAACATGAAAGAACTAAAGATTTTTGTAAAGATGAGGGTAATTCTAGATTAAAATTAATACCGGGAAAAAAAGAAGGTGAATCGGGAAATAGCCAACCTATTTCATATTCAAATGGGAATGCTGTTACAACAAATTTAGGTGGATGTAGTGACGAAACAACAGGTGATGATAAGGCACCAAAAAATGATGTTTTTACTAAAAGAGCGATGGGGTGTAGAAGAGCAACCATCTCCACAATCCTTGTTAATGTTACACCTGACCCAGTGCCTGACGTGATAACACAACCAGGGGTCCCACCATCAAGTTTCACAACAGAAGTTGAAGTACCACAAACAAGTATTGATACCGTAACAGTTACAGATGAAATAGAAAGAACTGTCATAAGAGACAACATATCAAAAAGAGTTTTACGTAGTTTATTAACTGAGTGTGATTATTTTGAAACAATTAAAGAAGAAACACCTATGGTTTATGATAACCTTAGGGAAAAATTAAAATTCTTTAATCCGGCATTTCACTCAACAACACCTGAAGGTTTGAATGCGAGACTAACCTTCCTTCAACAGTGCCTCAGACCGGGAGATACAATACCTGTAATACAGGCGGAAGGAAAGTTGGAATATAATAATGCGACGAACACCGCATTTGGTGCACCACCTGTTTTAATATTAAGAGTCGGAGATTTCTACCACTCAAAAATTATCCCTGATGGTTTACAACTTACGTTTGAAGGTTTGGATTTGAACCCCGAAGGTATAGGTATTCAACCTATGATTGCTAACGTATCTATGAACTTTAAGTTTGTTGGAGGACAAGGTTTGGCAAGTGCGGTAGATAGATTACAGAACGCTTTAACATTCAACTACTATGCGAATACAGAGATGTATGATGATAGGGCTGATGTAACAGACACAAGTTACCAAGTAATAGATAAAGACCTTTTAGATTACTTTAACATCGATGTTCCACCACCTAACATAAAACTTGCACCAACACCACAAACTTCAACAAACAACCAAACCATAGGAACTATTTTATCTGCAACAACAACAGAAAGTGGTGAAACAGGTTCTATAAATTATCAGTTGTATATGAATGGGTTTATTCAATCAACACAAGATTATTTCACTAATGTTGTTAATAAAAACAAAGAGATATTCACACAATATAATAACGCCGTAAGACAAGTATGGACTCAAGATAGGAATTATATTTTAGGATTCATGGGTTACAATAGTTCCAAAATCACTAGAATTTTTGGTAAACCAAAAGATTTCGAGAAAAAGACAGACAAAATTTTCAATGATTATATAACTAATATAAATAATGAAGAGGTCGGACTAATAAAATTTATCAAAGGTACACCCGAAAACCCTAAAAACTTTTCTGACAAGGTGGTAAGAGCTTTAAAAGAAAATTATAAAAAAACCATAACAGAATACAAAGGTACGTTCCAAAGTTCAGCAACAAAGATTACACAAGATTTTGTAAACATTCAACAATTATTTATAAATAATATTGCAAAAAATAATGTTGTTTTATATACTCCAGACCCTTCTCGTGGTTCTGACGGATACCAACAACCTAATGGATATATTGTCACGTATGTACTAAGTTCAACTACAAAGGTATTTAATACAAAATATTCAAATACATTTGATGAGTTATACGGAGATACAAATGATATTAACGAAGATATTATAGATTTTTACGAAAAAATAACAGAAACTACTAATTTCGATTATGGAGGACCAACATACAAAGAAGCGTTAGTTTATGGTGGACAAGAACAAAAAATAGATACGGGTAAAGTTTTTAACCCTCTGTCACCAAACTTAAATTTTCAAAATGTGATATTCCAACGTGAGTACTTTATTTTGAATCAAGAAATTATAAATGATACAAAATATAATACTTTTAAACAAAAGGTTATAGGTTCAATATTGACTAATAAATCTTTGTTTGCGGGAGGACAAGACGATTTAGAAAAACAATTTGATGCTTATTATAAAAATACTGTAAAACCGGCATTTCAATCTGAAAATGAAATTATAAATAAATTTTTCCAAACGATTGAAACAGAAAAACTGAAAAGCTTTTTGAACTATGTTCCATTCGAAGGTGCTAAACAAAAGAAATATGAATTTACATATGAACTTGAATCAAAAAATGCTGGGCAAGTTAAAGTAAATAGAGAAAAATTAATAAGAGCTCTTGGAGTTAGTGATAATGAATTCAAAACCTTAAATAATTGGGTTGATGACAAAAATGGTCAGGCAATCTGTAAAGTAAAACTTAACTAATGGCATTACAATATTATAACAGGTATACAAACTTTTTAATCAACGGGCAACAAACAGTTGTTCCGTTTGTTAATGTTCCACAAAAGACAACTGATAAAACTTATGTTTATAAAGTTGGAAAAAGTAGATTAGATAAAATCTCACAAGAATATTACGGAAGTCCCTTTTTTGGTTGGTTGATTTTACAAGCAAACCCACAATATGGGGGACTCGAAAATTTTATACCTGATGGTGCAATATTGATTGTGCCTTTTCCTTTACTACCTTCTTTACAGGACTATAAAGGTTCATTAGAAAATTATTTTTATTATTATGGCAGGTGAAACATTAAAAGGAGACCAAAGCGGAAATATCTTAGTAGAGTTTGATTATAACAACATTATACTTGTTGACCCAAACAAAGTTAAAGATAGTCAAGGTAGAATTTCAGAAAGATTAGTGGACCATGAGAATATGGTTATGTACGCTAATTTGGAAGCTGAGTTATTACCAAGAACCAAACTTGCGGTTGGGGCATCGCCTGATAGTATAAGGACAATCTCAATTGCAAAAATTAACTTCTTAAAACCCAACAACGACGAATACCTCACAACAAATTATTATGACGAATTAACGGGTGAAAATACAGTACAGGGTAGAGGAACAAATCAATCAAGAAAAACATACGTACCCCCTTCTAATGGTTCGAAAGGATATAATAGAATGGATACTACGACAGGCGGAGAAGATAAATCTATTGATACAGGGTTATTAGGTATTACAAGTATAAATGTAAAAATATCAGGTTCGTTTATTCCAACGGTTAATATTGAATTAGAGGACGTACAAGGTAGAGCGTTATTCCAATTAGGTGAAAACTCACCATACGCGGCTTTCTTCCATTTACCTTATCCCCCTTTTTATTTAACACTTAAAGGTTATTACGGACAGGCGGTTAAATACCAATTAAATCTTACAAAGTTTAATGCAAGATTTAATAGTATGGGTGGAAACTATCAGGTGAGTTTAGAGTTTCAAGGATACAAATATAATATATTAAATGAAATTTCCATGGGGTATATATTGGCAACACCACATATGTACTCATCAAGATTTGATATTTCGAATAGCCCAACATCACCAAGTACTAGTTCTTCATTACAAAAAACGGCCAGTCAACAGGGGTCTTCAGTCACAAGTGCTTCGAACAGTCAGAATGCGACTACAAAACAATTATTTGTAGAAAAAGGTTACCAAAAAATATTGGAAGTTTATAACGAGTACAAAGCGAAAAACCTTATTCCAAAAGACTTTCCAGAACTTACCCTACAACAACTAATGAATAAACTTCAAATGTTCGAACAAACAATAATTGAGGATTACCAAAATGGAAAATCCAACGTTCAACCTTTGACAGATATAAGGAATTACCAAACTAACTTGAAGTTGGTGTATGATGTAATATACGCCGCCCCCGACTCATTCTTCGCACAATACATTAACCCAAAACCATTTATAGGTATTGACGGAACATATTACTATGCATATAAGCAATCGGTTGAGGATAGTAAACAGGAAGAGATTTTTACCAAGATGAGCGGCAAAATCAAAGAATATAATGATGTATTAGATTCAAACCCAACACTTGGAAAAGGTAGTAAAGACCCTATAACAAATAAAATAACTCCGACAATTTTAACCGCAACAACAACCCCTGATAAAATAGATTGGGAAAAGACTACAACAGAACAAACAGGTATTGTATCCCCCACCGTAATACAAGTACAGGAACTTATTAATAGTTACGATAAGTTATTTCAACCAAAAGTCGTAGGAAGTGTAGGAACTGTTGCTAATAGTGTATTTGGTCCAAGCGCACCAGGAGAAAAGTTCTCAACTAAAGTTAATAAAACACCATCTATTGAAATAGTTAAACCATACTTCTTTGTTATAGAAGGTCAAAACAGATTTAAGAATGTCGTTCAGGAAATGAATGCTATTGCAAACAAAAGACTTTCTGATGTAGAAACAAAGTTGTCTGAAGAACTTAAACAAAAAATAGAAGATAAGAAAACAGGTCTTGGATTTTCACCAACGGTTAGAAATATTGTTGCGGTAATCTTGGCTTCTGCAGAAGGATTTATAAGACTGATGGATGACGTACATTCTAAAGCTTGGAATGTTAAATACGACCCTGTAAGAAAGGCAGCTATTTTGAATAACAGCTCATCGGCGCCCGGTGTTGATACAAAAAATGTTGTAAACAATACAATTACAAACTCGGCAAACAGTACGGTACTAAATACCCCTGTATATCCTTGGCCGCACTTTTTTGTGGAAGAAATTGCGGATGATAAGAAGGGAAGGTTTCAATTGAAATATCCTGGTGACCCGTCAGTAGTTCAGTTGACTCAAGCATACAATTATGAAAAATGGCCTGAGGTTGAGTTTGTTGAAGAGTTTATAAATGGTGCAACTAAAAAATTTGACACCCCATCAACTCAAGACGCAAACGATGTAGAAATTTATTCACCCCTTCTTAATATAAATGCGATTGAATATCCACAGTCAGATGTTATTTATGCTAACAAACAAGAGATAAAATATTTTTACGAAATATGGGAAAGACAATTTCTCACATCAAGGTATGAAAACTATGCTAGATTCACAAAGGATAATACCTCGGATTTCGAAAACCTTGTTGATTTGATAACTGAAGTGGATTCAAAAAATATTCTCACAACCTTGGGAACAAGTAATCCTTCTCTGAATCTAAAATTAAAAGAATATAAATTTGATTCTCAAAATTATGTTGCGGTATTAAAAGCGTTCTCTAAAGATGGAACAAGTGATTCTTGGAAAAAGTTTATCAAAGACGAATTTGTTACACCATATATAGAGTCAATCACACAATCTCCAAATCAACTTTTGACAACCGATAATTTAGGTAAAGAATCGACATCTAATGTGGATATAAAAAAGTTGGAGAACATTATAAAATCAACAATTACAAATGTACCAAAAATTATAGACATATACCCATTCACCAACTCAAGATGGACAACATCAAATTTAGTTGATTCAAGTACAATAGACACGGTATACAACACAACAAAAACTCTGAAAATAAACGAAACAACAAAGTTGATTTCGAACTATACCAATCTTAATGAGTTTGAAACTAACAGACCCGTAACTAATTTTTCATACACAGACGTTCAAAACCCATTAAACAACTCAAACGCCTTTGCACCGCAATCGTCGTCAAGTTTTATTAAAACCTTATATTATAACAGAACACCAAACCAATTTATACCGACAGAGGGTTTTTGTTATTTCTCAACACCAAAAAACCAAAACTCAACAACATTTGGGTTACTAACACCCAATTTACCAATCAAAACAACAACATCGATTCTTAATACACCTTTCTTTATAAATGCGATTCAAGAAGGTGTGGTGAATGAAAAAATTGGAAACGATAATTCATATACCTCAGCCGCATATTTGTTTATAAATTCATTACCTTTAATTTCTTTGAGGGAGAAATTGAAAAATAAAGGTAGCAAACTTTCGGACTTGGACTACATGTTCGCAACTATCAAAAAATTTGCGGCAATTCATAAAATACCGTATGCATGGATTCTGAAAATGGGTTCGATATGGCACAGGTATAAAATATTCATTAGTGAAGGGAGAGATATTATCTCTAACAACATTTGGACTAACGCAAATTACAAGTTTAATTTTGACCCAATTTCAAGTAATCCACAGAAAAAATATACTCTGACTGTTAATGGTAAGACGGGAACAACGATACAACTTGAAAGTTTTAATCAAAATATTACAACAGTACAAACAGGATTTTACCCAAAACTTATAGACGATTTTAATTTCTTTTATAAGGGTTCTGTATTGTATAATACATTCTCGGATGAGGAAATACAAGATTCTTTAGATTCTGGTATGAAATTATACAATTTCACACCTTCTAATTTAACATTAACCGAGATAAACCCTCCATCTATATTAGCGACACCCGTTAACTTTTTCACATGGAGTGTGATGTTACCAAACAACAATAGTTATTATTTTGTACCTTCATGGGGTGGAAACCAAAATCAGGTTATAGACTCTATGGTTGAGAACAATTCATTAGTTTCGGGTTCTAAGTTGATTGGTAATAACTCCGTATATAACGGCTCAACAAGATTACTTTGGTCATCACCCAACTATGGATACTTTGACGCATCACAAATAAAAAAACCAAATTATGATTCTTATGTCAACAATATTGTGGGTAGTTCAGACAATTTGAGTCCATTTGAATTATTAAATACTGATTCATATAGTAAAATAGAAGAAATATTTTCTGTCTTTGATAAGAGTACTTTAGATTTATTCGAAACAGAGTTTATAAACTTTTCGAAACCAGTAACAAAAATAAAAGTTCCTGGTAACTCGCAGTCCGTATTATTTAGGGAACCGACAAATCAAAATCTTAACTTTACAAATTTCCAATTATTATTTAGGAATTTGATGTCTATGAGACCAAAAAATAGTAACGAAACAGAAGAACAATTTTTTAATGTTTCGATAAACGAACAACTAACTAACTTTACAAACATAATTGAAGAATTTTTGAAGTATGATGTGATTTTGAAGTTAGGTAATCCGTCTTACTATAATAGATTTATATTTGATTCTTTCTTGAAACATGTATCGGCATCTACTGTTACTGATTTAGCAACCCCCGAAATATTTGGACCATATATTCAAAATACTCTTCCAAGTAGAAACGGAACTGTTAGTTATAATTTATCATTCAATCAAAACCCTAACACTTGGAAAGAATTATATTTGAATGTTGGTTTCTCGGAAATAATTGGGATGAAGTATTCAGATAATGGTTCTTACATTACCGATTTCTTTATTGATAACAATATTGAATTTAATGTTGATAATGTTAAAAAACTCGCACCAATAATCAAAATATATGCAACACAAAAAATAGAAAATGCTAATATAACTTCAGCATCATTTACAAATAGTTTGTTAAAGTATTTCGGAGACTGTGATTCATTACAAAATATAACTTTGGATAGAATACTTGGAACCATAAGAAAAAATCTACCAAATTATAGTGAAACGCCTGAAAAGACAATCAATTCAAGAATAGACGGACAACAAACAAAGGCAGATGCTTGGGAAAACTTCAAATCATTAAATGACAAGTGGATTGCGGGTGGAGACTTCACAAGTAAAACCTTTTTAGAGGATATTTTATTTTTGGATAAGGCAAGTAGAAATGTTGGGGAAACCCTTTATTTGGATATTTTCTCACTAAGAAATATTCTTAACGAAAGAAGCCAATTCGAAAATATGTCTGTATATACATTCATTTCAAATTTATTGATAGAAAATAAGTTTGTGGTTATGAACCTACCGGCGTATGTTAATTTTTACAACGTACAGGATGTCGATGGACTTAACAACAGAGTA